GGCATTGTTGTTAACGACCCCCTGTGCGTTGGAACTTGGGGATGCCACAGTTGTATTAGCCAAAACCCTTGCAGGGCAAAGAATTATAGCTATTGCCCAAATGTAGTTGTAGTTTCTACTGTAGTTGTTGTATTTATTGTTCTTGTTATATTCGTTACTGTGTCTAACCCTGGAGTTATTAGAGTTTCTTGAAGAGAAAAGGCTGATCCTGGAGTTACTACTTTCCATCTTGGAACGGATTCTAAGTTTGGTGAAGTCCAACTAAAATTTACTCCTCCAACTGTTTGTTCTGTAAGAGTTGTAGCTGTGGGATTGATATAGCTGTTTGTATCGGCACTTTCAATATTATGCCCTGATGCAGAGTAAGAGTATCCTGTTCGATACTGATGACTTGTGATAGTTTCATTTATTACTGATTCAGATGTTGAAGAAGTCTGACTCGAACCACTACGAAACTGTGGAACTACAGGAACAGCAAGTGTTCTTATAGGACATAGTAGTAAAAGTAATAACCAAAGTCTAGTCAATCGTAATGCGGACAGTAGTAGATCCAATACAACTAGTACCACTTCCACCAGCAGTACAGGTATGGATTCCAGAGCTAAGACTTGTAAGGGCAAGAGATCCCGCAGTTCCTCCAGAAATTACTGTTGTCTGTCCACCAAGAACAGGAAGAGTTGCTATCCCAGAACTAGGTGTTATAGCAGATTGCGTAGCATCTCCAGCTTGATAACTCTCACTGAAACTGAAGGCCGATCCAGCAGTTGTTACTGTTTTATTAGTAGCTGTAACTCCAGCTAGTCCGTTAGTAATGCTTGCCAAGTTAAGACCACCAATTCCATTTGTAACTTGAGAATCTCCTGATCCTGTAGAAGTTGTAATATTGTTTCCGCTTATGCTGTAACTATTAGGAGCAGCATTTGTAATGACATAAGGAGAGTCAATAGAAATTTGTGCTGAAGTAACAAATTCTTGCTTTATATCTGCCAATACTGTTGTTGGCGTTAAAAAAACCAATAATGCTAGTAGTTTTTTCATTTTGTTACAGTTTTATTACTTTTATTATCCATAATCTTAGCAGAATTGCCAATATTGTTCTTTTTCTTGCCATCACTGTTCTTTTTGATGTTTAATCCGTACTGAGCAGTTACAGCACTCAGAAGTCCAGCAGCAAAAGTTGTATCAATTTGTCTTGTAGGGTTTGGATTAAAATATGACCAAGAAATTACCGCTAAACTCCAAAAAAGTATAATCATCTGCACCAAGTTAGCAATTAGACCATTACCTTCTTTTTCTTCTTGATCTTCCATGCAAAAACATAATATATACTATAAGCATATACATAAAAGGTTAAGAATGGTTGAAGTTGTAGCAGCACTGGGTGGAGCATTACTAACAGCCTGTTTTGTTTCTGTTGGTTCTATTTCTTATAGAGGTAGGCAATCACGAGATGACCTCGTGCGAAATACAACAGCTATAGAATTACTAACAGATAAGATAGATAATATGCATGAAGATATGCGTGAAGTATTTCATCGCTTAAAAGAAGTAGAACTAGCAGTTGTAGAACTCAAACCAAGAAGATAAAAACTACCTTAAGGGATCTCAACAAAGTTGACCACTACTTTGCACTAAGGTAGTTGTGCCAAATTTAACATTCTTTGTTATGTTTGGGAAGTAACACACAACTATCTAATGTTAAAAATACTAAAGCCAATACTACTTAAGTTCTTTTCTTCTTCTGCAATAAAACAACTTATAGTTGATCTTCTTCGTTCAATTTGCAAACAAACCTCAAATGAGCTTGATGATCAGGCTGTTGACTTTTTAGAAAAACAACTTTTCCCTGGTAGAAATTTATGAAAGACCAATTTGTAATTTTTGCAGAAGAGCCTCCCATAGAACTACAACTTTCTGTAGAGATGCGTTGTAGAGAAATTGAAAAAAATCCTGACATAGATTATATACGCAGGTATTGTATAAGCCTTGTAAGGAACAATGCAAAAAGAGATGCTATTTTTGCTGCAACATTACAAGAATTAGCAGAAGCTCATGTAAAGATTGCAGAACAAGAAAAAGCACAATTAGTCCATTGGTGGGTGTTGCGTAGAATAATAAAAAACTTTTTTATATCAATAGCTTTGTTTGTCGTTATAAGACTAAACAAGTTAGTAACAGCCTTAAATAAAAGAATAAATAAAAAAATATAATAATTTGTTAAAATATAAGTGCAAAGGTATTGGAGGATGCTATGAGGCAATCCAAAAAAACTCGTTTGCAAGAGCTACGACAAGAAGTTCGTACCTGTTCTGATCCTTTTGAACTGACAGCAATCCTAGCCTTAGACAATGAAAGACTAAGGCGTGAATTAGCTAAATTAAAAAGTTAGTTAGGATCAAAACGTCTTGTTTTCAGCTTTACTACAGCTTGCTGATGTTTTGTTGTCAGAAATTTATATAAAAATAAACGCCAATCAAAATGGAAAGTCATTTTTCTCCTGTTCTTGTGGTTTTGATACAGATACAGAACCTGATATAAAGTTGTTACCAGATTTTGATTCACGATTCCATGCACTAACAGGAACTTTTATTACTTTGTCACCTGCATAATTAGCTTCACCAGGTTGGGCAGTAATCCATTCTGCTAATTCAAGGGCATCTTTAAGCTGAAACTCTATGGTTCCACCCATGTCAGGAGATTTTTCAGATTTCTTTTCATTGTTTGTAAACAGAACTAATCTGCCGTTAAATAAATTTTCGTAAGCCATTTAAAGAATGTGATAGTGGGCAAGGATAATCTCGTTTGTTAACGAGGACATAGTTACTTTTTTGTCAGTAATATATCTTTTCTGCACTTCTTGTTGCATTTTTTTATATGCTTTTTGATCAATCAGTGCATTGATACGAATTTTTGGATAGTCTTTAGAATCTTCCATTTTCTAACTCCTGTAAACAGCTTTTTAATTGTAAGACTGTCATTTGTTGTAGTTTAGATCCATCACCTTGTAGTTTGTACTGATTAGCCTTTGACAGTACCCATAACCTTTTCTGTTCGTCATCTTTCATCTTAACGTTCAGTTCATTCATAATCATGTCAACAAGTTGTTCACTGCTGTACTGATTTTTCTTGATAGGTTCTGGTTTAGGGTCGGTTTTAGGTACAACCTTAAGATGTGGTTCGTTGTCATCTAATTCTTCTTTAGCCCATAGTTCATAACCTAAAGAAAATTGAAACGCACAATGTGCAACAAAACCTCTGCGTTGAGAATCTGATACTTCTCTTGCATCAATCTGTTGTCTTTTTAATGCCTGTTTTTTATTACCCATTATTGGATAGATAAAGTCAGAAAATTTGTTACCTTCTGGATCTTTAAAATAAAAAATAAAATACATAGAACCATCAGGTGCATCAAATAATGGCGTACCATCCTGTTCATTCATTTTTGTATGATGTGTCCAACCAGGACATTTTTCATTAAATATGGAGGCAACTTTCGCCCATGCCATATACTTTGCCTTAAAACCTGTAGGCAGTTGATGTACATCTTTGATTTCGATGACACCTGCGAGATTAGGATTATTAGTGTTCATAATATAAATATCTCTAATTGGTATGATCATGTCAAGATCATATATTCATATGTAAACATAACTTGTTTTCCACAGGGTGATGCGTAATGATGCAAACTGCATACCTTTGCATACTTTTACATCACTATGATGAAACGAATTACAGTTACTATTTCAGAAGTAACAGAGGCTAAATTAAAGAAAAAAAAGCCCACATTCCTGTCACTGTCTAAATTCATAAATATGATTTTAGAAACTAGTCTTGACAACCTTGACAGCTTAGTTAGACTACCCGCGTACCGTGTCGGTGCGGAAGATATATCTAATCATATAGATACAAACATTTCTACACCTATAAACGAAGACAAGGTACACTTTGAATCTTCTAATTTTTCTTCTAAAGAAAAAAATTTAAAAAATTCAATCAGTGTTTTGGGGGAAGATGTCGGAAGGGAGTGTGAGGGAAACCCTAAGAACACCCCTTTACCGTATGATTTTAAGACCAGTATTCCTGATAAATTAAAGCCTTATGTTGATAAAATTGCATCATTCTGGCGTGTAAAAAAAGGTACAAAAAATAGGCTTGCCTGGTCGCTGCAAATGGGAGAACTTGAAAAAATATTAGATAACTTGGGTAAAAAAGTTCTTGAAGAACAACTTGATCAAGCTTGTATGGCTGGTACTTGGCAACAGATCAATTACAATAGAACTGTTAAATGGTCTGATAAGGCAGAAGAAGTAAAGCAAAACAAACACCCAGCACATAAAGTATTTAAAGCTAGTGATAGGGATTGGTAAACATGAAACAACTACCTCTTATACAAATCAACCCTGTTAATGGCGATAGATACTATCGAAATGAATACAAACCATCATTAAAATATGCATCTGTTACTAATGTTCTTGCAAACACTGTTTCTAAATCTATGGCTTATGGATTAGGTATATGGAAACAAAAGCAGGTTGATGCAGGTTTAGATCCTGATATAGAACTTAAAAAAGCAGCACAACGTGGATCTGATCTACACGATTGGACAGAGAAATATTTGAATAATGAGACTCCCCGAGTGTTACCTGAGTACAAAGATTACATAGATAAAATACAACAATGCCCTATATGGAAACATATAGATGAGGTTATATGCACTGAACAGAAAGTTTGCAGTGATAAAAACGTCATACCTTTTGCAGGTACGTTTGATGCATTGTTAAAAATCAATGGCAAGACAGTATTGTTTGATTTAAAAACAAAAAATGCAGATAAATCTATTCCTACAAAAGAATTAACAAATGAAGCATTATGTCAAATGCAAGCATATCGTGTTTGTCTGAAAGAAAATCATGATATGGATGTAGATAGATTTATTGCACTGTATGTTTATCCAGATCAACCTGCATATCCTGTACACGCAAGTGGTGAGGCATTGACTATCTATGAAAATTTGTGGACTAAACGACTAAGAAATTTTGCGGATCAACAATTATGGCGATGACAAGAAGAGAACAACTGTTAAAACAGGTAAAGGAACACGCAGAAAAGATGCGTCAGTTCCAACAGGAGTTTCATAAAAAAATGAACGACAAAGACAACATGACACAACAAGATTTAAATTATATGAATATAGTGTTTGAACAGATGAAGTTAGATCATGAAAACTTACTTAGAGAATACTACAACTACAAAAAGCCTAATTTATAAACGAATCTTGACAGTGCTACATAATGCACTATAATATAAATCATTATCTCTTACAAAAATGAACGTACCAATTCTTGCAGAAGAGTATTTATCCAGACTTGTAGAATTAAAACAGGAAATGGAAGAATGCCAACATGAAATAAGGCTTATCTACGGAAAGCTTTCTAAATACTTAGCAGAAGGACATCTTGACTATTTAAAGTCAAGTTCTGGCAGCATTACATATAAGGACAAACAGTATATTCCTGTAAAAGGTAGAGTCATTTATGATTATTCTTCTGATCCTGATATTGCTGCAAAACAAAACT